CCATAGGGGTGGTCTATCCAGTCAAGATTTTTTTTATATGAATGGACCCTTAGACCGATGGTGCCGGCCGGACACACGGTGCACCGTAAGGATTGAGGCCGTGAGGGGATCATGAAAGGGAGTTGAGAGCACCAGCACGGACATTGGTGGGGCTGGAGCCATGCACCGGGCGCAATGCAGCTATGCACCGTGGGCGCTTGCATTCGGCCCTCGGTTAGGGCATCTTCCGGGGGTCGGCACCTTCCGCCGTCGATGCACAACCGCTAAGGGTTCACCCCAATGACCGATCTCTCCACAATGTCCCGCGACGAACTGCTTAAGCTTGTGGCGCAGATGCAAGCGCAGCCCATCCGCAAGCTTTCGATGAAAGTCTCGGAAAAGGGCGCGATCTCCCTCTACGGCCTTGGCCGCTTCCCCGTCACCCTCTACTCGACGCAGATGGAACGCCTGCTCGACGCAGGCGATGACATTCGCGCCTTCATGAAAGCCAACGCCAAGCTCCTCGCTGCCAAGCTCGCAGTCTAGGTCATGAAACCCGGAGATCGCGTTTACTGGCTGCACTTCGATCCGCCAGATATTGTTACGCTCATCGGTCCCGACCCCGATAAGCCCGGCAAGGTGCTAGTTGAGTACGATAATGAAGTCCGCTATTCAGTGCGCCTTGCTGATCTAGCTCCGCTCGACTAGCCACCATCCAACCTACCTTTTGGCCCACCCTCCCGACCGGGGGTGGGCCAAAATTCTTGCCTTCGCGTGGCGGCAGAGGCCCCATTAATCCTGCGTGCAAAATTTGAAAGGTATGTATAACCTACCTTTGCTTCGTTTGCGGAGGACGGCGGCGGAAAGCGCTGGGGTTGACAATGCCCGCGGAGGGTGGTAGGGTTGAGGGTGGAAGTAGGAGATTAGGCGTCCGAGGGGCGCCACTTGGAGTGCGGGTGATGCTCGAGGGATTTGTAGATGTGTCGGTGATTTCGCGGCCCGGGGTGTATGCCTTGGTGCACGCGGGGGTGGTGGTTTACATTGGCCAGGCGTCAAAGGCGCCGATGGCGCGGATCACCGCTCACCGATCGAACTGGGGGAAAAAGCGGCTGCCGGCGTGGATGCCGGCGTCGCTACGTGGGGTGCTCTTTGATGAGGTCCATGTGTTGCCGTGCAGGGTGGAAATGCTCGATGAGGTCGAAGCCGCAATGATCGACCTCTACAAGCCCCGCTATAATATCAAGCTCAAAGCTCCAACCCCGGCGCGTGTGGCGATGACCCTTACCACGCCCGCGGGCTTCACCATTCCCTTTAACACCTCTGCGCGCAACATCACCCCCAGCGCCAGCTTCCGAAGGTTCTAACCGTGGCCCGCTTGCAAGGCTCCTCATCTCACATAGCCCAAACGCCGGAAGTCTCCGACATCCGCGAACTCTCGCGTGAGGACCTCCAGCACCTTGCCAAACGCAGGGCGCCGGTGGGGGTCCAATCCCTCAAGGATTCCCATCACCGTGTGGCCCGCGCTGTTGCCTCCGGCCTAAACAACATCCAAACTGCCGACGCGTGTGGAATCACCACTGCCCGGGTCTCTCAACTACGCCAGGACCCGGCGTTCATCGACCTCGTAGCCCACTACCGAAGCATGCTAACCGCGGAATGGATCCGCGAGGCCGATCCTGTCGTGGAAATGCTTGGCGCCATTCGTCAAAAGTCCCTCGCGATGATCGAGGACAAGATCGACCAAGCCGCCGCCAATGATGAGTTCCTCCCTTCGCGCGACCTCGCCAGTTTCGCCGAACTCGGCCTCGATCGCACCGGCTACGGCAAGGTCAACAAGAACGTGAACATCAACGTGGACTTCGCGGCCAAGCTCGAGCAAGCCCGTAAGCGCTCAGCCACCGCAGCCCCACGCCAAATTGAGGGGCAAACCGCCTCACCGGCACTAGCTTCTCAATCGGCCTCGGCGATATCCACCCCCAGTCCTTCGCCGGGGCCGTCCTTTCGCCGCTTATAACCCAGAGGTCTAGGGGCCCAGATGTCGTGTCGCTCTTCGGATGGTAGTCGGACATCTTCCGAGCTTGATCGCTCTGGGCCTCTAGGCGCAACGACGAAGGCCGGGGCCGCACATTGAGCGACACCTCCACCATCAACGCTCCAATGTCCGAAGGCCTACTCTCGTGGCTGGCCTCAGTTGCCGATGACCCCTATGCCTTTGCCCTTGGCGCGTTCCCTTGGGGTGACAAAGGCACCGTGCTCGAGAAGTTCCCCGATGGCCCCTTGGATTGGCAACGGGAGACCATGGAAGCCATCCGCTTAGGCCTTGCCTCCGGAACCATGTCCCACACCGATGCCATCGCCTACGCCGCCGAAGCCCAGCCCATCCAAATCGCCACTGCCACCGGCCACGGTGTGGGCAAGTCCGCCCTTGTCTCCATGATCACTCTCTGGGCCTTCACCACTTTCCCCGATTGCCGCGGCGTTGTTACCGCCAATACCGAAACCCAACTCAAGACCAAAACCTGGGCCGAACTCGGTCGGTGGTTCAACCTCTGCTTCTTCACCCACGATCACTTCATCCTCAACGCCACCAGCCTTGTCTCCAAAGACCCCTCCCGCGAACGCACTTGGCGCATCGACATGATTGCCTGGTCCGAAACCAACCCCGAAGCCTTCGCCGGGATGCACAACCGAGGCAAGCGCCTACTCATAATCTTCGACGAAGCCTCTGCCATCGCTGACATCATTTGGGAAACCATCGAAGGCGCCACCACCGACTCCGACACCCAAATCCTCTGGCTGGTCTTTGGCAACCCCACCCGCAACTCCGGTCGGTTCCGCGAGTGCTTCGAGGACGGTCGCCACGCCTCAATGTGGCACTCGCGCCAGATCGACTCCCGCACTGTCGCCATCACCAACAAGGCCCGCTTCACCCGCTGGGAAGCCATCTACGGCGAAGACTCCGATTGGTTTCGCATCCGCGTCAAAGGCATGTTCCCACGCCACGGCGAGATGGAGTTCTTCTCCGCTAGCGATGTCGACGCTGCGATGTCCCCTGAGCGCGAGGTCTTCGTTGATGCCTTCACTCCCCTCGCCATCGGCGTCGACGTGGCCCGCTTTGGCCGCAACAACTCGGTCATCTTCCCACGCAAAGGCCGCGATGCCCGCACCCTTGAACGCAAGCTCTACTCTGGCATCTCCACCACCGAACTCTCCAACCGCGTCTTCGACACATTCACCGAGTGGCATCCCGACGGTATCTTCATCGATGGTGGTGGCGTTGGCGGTGGCGTCGTAGACCAATGCCGCGAGAAGCGCCTCTTCGTGTGGGAGGTCCAATTCGGTGGTAAGGACGACATCACCGGCCTCACCACCGACACTCAAGGCGAACGCTACGCCAACAAGCGCTCGGCCATGTACGGCGCCGCCCGCGCCTGGATCAAAACCGGAGCCCTACCCCCAAGCCCTGACCTCCGCACAGCGATGCTCGCCATCAAATACACCTTCAACAAGAAGGATGAAATCCAACTCATCTCCAAGGAAGACCTCCTTGACGAGCATCCCGACATAGACCTCGATACCCTCGATGCCTTCGTCCTGACCTTTGGCGGCCCCCTCGCCCGTAACCCCAACGCTGGTGGCGATCATCCCCACCCGCCGCAAGTGGAGTTTGAATATGATCCATACGCGCCTGATCGAATGCTTGCATGAGCCCAACACCGGTCGCTGTTCCGTCGACCCTATATCCCTCACTGGTCTAGTTCTCGGGGGCCTCGCCGCTGGGGGTGGCGCCGCAGCGGCTTCCACAATTGCCGGAGGCGCGGGCGCTACCCCTACCCCGGCCGCACCCGTCGCCCCAGCCGCCGCCCCACCTCCAGAACAAACCCCAGCGACCAAACCCGCGCCGAAGCCCCAAGCCCCAACCTTCCTCGGGCAATCTGCCACCCCACCGGTGCAATCAGGGCAAAAGTCCCTCTTAGGTCAATGAGCCTACGATGCCTGTAGTCCCTATCGCCCAAGGCAAGCGTGCCCCAACCACCCCTCAGCGCCCACCGCCCGAGGAACCTTGGGCCTTGATGGCAGCGGCACAGATGCATTCCGAAGGCCGGCTCGTGGATAACGGCGACAAGGACACCAAGCCAAATGGCCGCTAACCCCGCCGTTGCCTTTCCCACCACCGATCGGTCCTCAAACACCGACGTCGAAGCCCTGAACTACAGCCAGGGCCGTCTAATCGGCCTTCGCGTTAACCGCTACTCCTGGTGGACCCACTGGCGCGAACTCGCCGATTACTTCCTCCCCCGCCGCTATAAATGGATTGTCACCCCAAACATGATGGCGCGGGGCTCGCCAATCAACCAACACATCCTCGATAGCACCGGCGTTATCTGTGCACGCAACCTCGCCTCGGGCTTAGTCTCAGGCAAATCCTCACCTACCCGCCCATGGTTCAAGCTCCGGGTGGGCATAATGGACTCCACAACCACCTCCCCCACCAGCCTTTGGCTCGCCGAATGCGAGCGCATCCTCTACCTGATCTTCGCCGAGAGCAACTTCTACAACTCCATCGCGCAGTACTACTTCGACCTCGTGATCTTCGGCACCGCCTCGATGCTGATCTACGAAGACTTCGAGAACGTCATCAACTGCGTCAACCCCTGCGCCGGCGAATACTACATCGACATCGACGGCAAATACCGCCCAACGATCTTCTACCGTGAGTTCACCCTTACTGTCTCCGCCATTGTAGCCGAGTTCGGCATCGACAACTGCTCCGAAAGTGTCCGTTCCCTTTTCAACGACCCCGGCGGCGCCAACCTCACCCGCGAACTCATCGTTGCCCACTCCATCGAACCCAACGACGACGGCAAAGCCGCCAAGTTCGGCTTCTCCGATCGCTACGCCTTCCGCGAACTCTATTGGGAATGGGGCGGCTCTGCATCCCCCCAAGGCTCCAACTATCAGCCTCAAGGCTTCCTTCGCCGCAAGGGCTACTATGACATGCCCAACATCACCTGCCGTTGGGACATAGTCTCTAACGACGCCTACGGCCGCAGCGTGGGCATGGACGCCCTCCCCGATCAAAAGCAAGTTCAACTCGAAACCCGCCGCAAGGCCCAAGCAATCGACAAGATGGTCAACCCACCCCTCGTGGCCGACGTTCAACTCAAGAACCAACCCGCCAGCCTCCTCCCTGGCGGCATGACCTTCATCCAAGGCTTCGCCCAATCGGGCAAGCCAGCCATCGCCTCAATCTACGACACCCACCAATTCCCTGTCAACGACATCACCGCGGACCTCATGGAGGTCAAGCAACGCCTCTCCCGCATCTTCTTCAACGACGTCCTAATGACGGCCTCACAATACGAAACCCGCTCCAACGTCACCGCGGTCGAGTGGGACATGCGAAAGTCCGAAAGCTTGGTTGCCCTAGGCCCCGCCCTAGACCGTATAGACCACGAGTGCCTTGGCCCCGTTCTAGACCGCACCTTTGGCATTGCCCAACGCGCTGGCATACTCCCGCCCCCACCGCCTGAAATCCAGGGCCAAATGATCAACGTCGAGTACGTCTCGATGCTTCAACAAGCCCAACAAGCCGCGGCCTCCGGCGGCATCGATCGCATCCTTCAACTCGCCGGTGGTCTCCTAGCCGCAAAGCCCGACATCATGGACAACATCGACACTGATTTCGCGCTTGACAAGTACGCCGAGCTACTCAATATTGACCCCAAGATAATCCGGAGTCCCGATGCTGTGGAGGCAATTCGCCAAGACCGCGCCAAGCAGGTGCAGGCCCAGCAACAGGCCGAGCAGATCGCAGCGCTGTCCCAAGCGGGGAAGAACCTCTCCGACACCGACCTTGGTGGCGGCACCAACGCCCTCCAGGTAATGGGGGGCACCGCACCATGAGCATCCGCTACATCACCATAGACTTCGCTGGGAACATCTACCCCGTCGAGCGCATGCTCAACCGCAACGGCTCGCCAACCGCCGAGCCCACCGAAGCCGCCGCAGCCATCATGCAAGTTGGCCCTAACCACTGGACCGAGATCGACCCCGACTACGTCCCCATCTACACGGTACACTAGCCATGGATTTCGCGCACGATCGCAAGTCAATCCGGCGCCTGGAAAAACAGGCCGCGATCGTCGATGCCCAACGCGCGGCCGTGATCCACAACACCATGTCCACCATCGAAGGCCGACAATGGCTTTGGGATGTCCTCGCCACCTGCCACTGCTTCTCCTCGACCTTCAACGGCGATGCTCTGCAATCGGCCTTCGCCGAGGGCCAACGCTCCATCGGCCTTGCCATCCTCGCCGACATAATGCTCGCCTGCCCCGACTATTACATTCAAGCCATGAGGGAATCAAATGAACGATCAAGCATCGCCTCCGTCCGTGCCGCCACTGATGAACGACGACGCAGCGAGGACCCCGACTGGGGAGATTCTAGACCAGTCGACTCCGCCGATTCCGCCGCCGACGGAACCTACACCACCGACCAATGAAGACCTAGGGGCCAAGCCCCCAGCTACAGAGGCGAAGCCTAGCGATCTAGCCAAGCCCCCGGCGGGGGCCCCTGAGAAGTACGAGGCATTCAAAGCCCCGGACAACTACACTCTCAGTGAGAAGCTAGTCGCCGAGGCCCTCCCCCTGTTCAAAGAACTCAACCTTTCCCAAGCCGACGCCCAGCGTTTCGTAGACTTCCACGCGAAGTCTATGATCGACGCTGCCAAGGCCCCTGCCGATGACTACGCCGCCACCCGCGCCGCTTGGCAGGCCGAAGTCCTGGCCGACACCGATATCAAAACCTACGCCCTCGATGGCAAGACCGGCCTCGATGCCGTCAAAATCGATATCGGCCGCGCGCTCTCAGCCCTTGGCGATACCACCCTTGAAGCCTCCTTCCGCCAAGCGATGAACATCACCGGCGCTGGCGACCACCCTGCTTTCGTAAAAGCCTTCTGGCGCCTCGCACAAAAGGTCGGCGAAGGCAAACACGTCTCCGGCGCTGGCCCCTCCTCCGCAGGCCAACGCGCACCGGGCGCCACCGACCGGCCCAGTCCTGCGCGCGCGCTTTACCCCAATAACTCGTAATCCATGACCGTAGCTCAGCAAGATTACCTTAAGAAACTCTTCGTATACGATCCGCTCACTGGATGGTTTACGAACAGATTATCGCGCGGTCGCGCTAAAGAAGGTGAACGTGCTGGGTCGGACACCGGGCATGGCTACCGTAGAATTATTGTTGACTACGAAAAGCATTACGAACATCATCTTGCTTGGTTATACGTCTATGGCATCTACCCCGACGAGATTGACCATAAAGACGGTGTTCGTAAACACAACTGGATTGCAAATCTGAGAGACTGCTCTCGCGCTCAGAATTGCATTAATTCCGAGAGAGAACCTGGCGAATCCGGCCTCAGAGGGGCGTACCTGGATAAACGGAACCTGCAATGGTATTCCAAAATCCAGCTCGGTAGTCAAGTGAAGTTCTTGGGAAATTATGAAACGGCCGAAGAAGCTCACGAAGCTTACAAAGCTGCTTCCGAACTTCACCATGGAGAGTTCGCTTTCCATAACCGAAACCCCGCTATAGGAACCTAAAATGGCCACTATTGGAAATTTGGCTCTGACGTATGCTGATTGGGCAAAAAGGGTCGACGACGGCTACCGCATCGCCACGATCATCGAGCTCCTATCCCAGACAAACGAAATCCTTGACGACATCCTCGTCATGGAAGGCAACCTGCCCACCGGGCACAAAACTACCGTGCGCACCGGTCTCCCCCAAGCCACATGGCGCCTGCTCAACGCCGGTGTCCCCAACGCCAAATCCACCACGGCACAGATCGTGGACACCTGCGGCAACCTCGAGACCTACTCCGTAATCGACAAAGACATCGCCGACCTAAACGGCAATACCGCGGAGTTTCGCCTCTCTGAGGTCCGCGCGTTCCTCGAAGGTATGTCCCAGCAGGTCGCCGCCTCGTTCATCTACGGCAACCAGCATATCAACCCCGAGCGCTTTACCGGCCTTGCTCCTCGCTACTCCACCCTCAACACCGCCAACTCCCAAACTGCCGCCAACATCCTCGATGGTGGCGGAACCAACAACACCAACACCTCCATGTGGGTTGTCACTTGGGGCGCCGATACCATCCACGGCATCTTCCCCAAAGGCAAAATCACCGGCCTCCAGCATCGGGATATGGGTGAATGGCCGGTCCAGGACTCCTCAGGTAACACCTACCAAGCCTACCGCGACCACTTCAAATGGGAAGTCGGCCTATGCCTCCGCGACTGGCGCTACACCGCCCGCATCGCGAACATCGATGTCACCCAACTCACCGGCGTCTCCGCCGCGAACCTGATCAACCTGATCGTCCGCGCGCTCTACCGCCTGCCTACCGCCCCAGCCCAAGCCACTGCAATCCAGACCTCGGATACCCCCGAAGTCCGCGCCAACATGGGCCGGGTGATGATCTACTGCAACCGCGTGGTGCGCACCTACCTCGATCTCCAGGCGATGAACAAGACCAACGTCCTCTTGCGCCTTGAAGAGTTCAACGGCAAAGTTGTCACCACCTTCCGCGGCATCCCGGTTCGCACCTGTGACGCCATTCTCTCCAACGAGACCAATGTGGTCTAAGGAGCAAACCTATGATCCTCGACAATCTACTCACCTTCACTGGTTCTAGCAACACAGTAGGAGCGCCCCCGGCGTTGGCTTCGGGCCTCTACACCGACTCCCCCACCACCGGCACCCAGGTCGCCTCCAACATCGTTGACCTCGGCGTCCTCAATGGCCTCCCACCCACGGCAGTTGGCGGTGGTGGCGCCCGTGACATCGGCACTGGGGATCGCCCCTCGCTCAAGCTCTCGGCGATCGTCACCGTTGCCTTTGCCGCAGGCACCTCCCTCGCCCTAACCCTCCAGGGCGCACCCGATGCCGGTGCCAACACTCCCGGCACCTACGTCACCATGTGGCAGTCCCCGGCCGCAGTGCCAGAGGCCTCCCTCACCTTAGGCCAGCAACTCGCCAACATTGACGTCCCTCGCCCCGCACCAGGCCAGCCCATGCCCCGCTACCTTCGGATGCAATACGTTTCCGTCGGCACTCACACCGCCGGTTCTATCGAAATGCAAATCGTGATCGACCGTGATGACCAAGTCGTCGGGATAACCGGCGCCTACTCCGGCTATCCCGCCGGCATCGTTGTCGCAAACTGAGGAGCCATATAATGCGCAAGCTTCTCCTTGCGCTCGCTCTAGTCGGGGGTCTTACCACCCCCGTACTAGCTCAGAGCGTTACACAAAACACTCTTACTGGTAACGAGTCCTGGAATGCCGGTCAAGGCCCCGGCGGTCCCGGTGCGTTTATCACTTCGGACCTTGTGCGCAATAGTTCACGCCCCCTAGTCGGCACTATTCCCGAGATGACGGGGGCCCGCTGTCCGTATCCGCGCCGAAGCGGCCACCATCAACGCGGTGTCCACGACACCAGGCCATTCGGCAGCTCGGCGCGCTCCTAGCCCGCATTATTCATGAACGAACCATCCATGCGGCGGGCGGGGGCCACGGCAGGGGCCGGGGGGATGGGTCCTCTGACCACCGCCGACTTCGTACCGGTCACCCTGGGACTCGTTCCCACTCCCTGGCCGCTGTGTCGTCGTCGCGCTGGGCGGGAAGGGCTCATCCGGACCCATCCCCCCGGCCCCTGCCGTGGCCCCCGCCCGGTCACTGCGTGCGCGTTCATGAATAATGCGGGCTAGCCGCGGCGTTCTGCAACCAGCAGCGCTGCCAGCCCGACCAGGTACGTGGCTGACGCCGCGAACAGAGTCACCTGAAACCCCCAGTTCATCGCGATGAAAATAGCGAGCGTCGACCCCAGCACCGAGAACGCCCCGTTCATGCCCCAGGCCCACGGCACCATATCGGGAGCGCGGGCCCTGAGAAGCTGGATGCCTGCCGGCATCGGCACGCCGAGCACGATGCCGAGCGGCGCGAGAGTGGCGACGCCAATCGCGATCCGCGCGGAGCGCTCGAACGGCATGGCCCACTGGATGAGTGGCGTCACGATCACCCCCCACGTGACACCGAGCAGTGCGATCAGCGCCAGCGTGATCGCGCTTGCGCGAACCAGCCCGGGACCAACCAGCCGGCGACTCCAGGCCGCGCCAATCCCGGTGCCAAGCAGCAGTGAGAACAACGTGACGGTCAGCGAGTACACCGGATGCCCGAGGAGGAGCACGAACCGCTGCAGAACGGCGACCTCGATGAGCATGAACCCGGCGCCCAGCGCGCCGAAGTACACGAGGAACGCAGACCACGACGGAGGACGCCGGCCTCCGGCGAGCGCGAGCGGAACGACGACGAAGAGCACGACGAGCGTGCCGGCGATGCCCATCAGCGTGAGCAATGCGCTCAGCCCATTGCCGAAGAGCATCGAGCGCCCAAAAGCGACCTGGAACTGGTCGGCAAGCTTGGTGGTGTGGAAGAAGAACGGCCGATCGTCGGTGGTCGGGCGGACGTCCTGCGCGTGCTCGGCGTAGAAGCGCTCGCGGTCGGGAGC